CCTTCACTTAAAATAAGTTCCGTTTACCAAATGCAAATGATTTGCATTATCATTTAGAATAAATTATAGGATTGGAGAAAAACATGGCAAGACCAAGCAAACCCATATCAGTGTTGACAAGCGAAGCAAGGTCACACATGACAGCAAAACAAAAAGCAGATAGAGAACGTGCGGAAAAGGAAGTCCTTGCAGGTGGTAAAATTTTAGAGTCGCCATCGGTAAAACGTGATCCTGTTGCACATAAAGAATTTTTAAGAGTGTGTAGGATATTATCAAAAATAGATAAGAACGATGCATCGTATGAAACAGTTATTAATCGTTATTGCGAATTACTCGCAGAATGTATCCACTTAAAAGAGCAACGTGATTATTCATGGGAAACATTTACAGAGATAAGAGCCACGTTTAAATTATTGGCTGCCGATAATACACTTGAAGAACGTATTGAAGTATTAACAGACCTGACAAAGCAACTTGCAGGGCTTACAGATGCAATGAATAAAATTGATAAGATATTAGATTCAAAAAGACAAATGTTATTTGCGATTGAAAAAGAGAATCTATTTACTATCGCAGGCGCATTGCGTTCTATACCAAAAAAAGTTGAAAAAGAAGAAGATGATTTGATGAAGGTCTTGAAAGGTGGTTGATTATGCTACTTGAAAAAGCCACGCAGTATGCAGAAGATTGTATAAGTGGGAAAGAAATAACAACACCGGAAGTAATACAACAGTGCAAATGGTTCATCTCGGACAGTGAAAAGGAAGACGATGAAAGTTTTCCGTACAGATTTCATGAAGAAAAATTAAAAGTGATTGAAGGGATTTTGAAGTTGTTGAACTTTGCAACAGGGTTCACGAGTGGAAGTATTTATAATGGACTTGATCCGATGCAAGCATTTTTTATTGTTGGTATTTTTGCATGGAGATTTAAAAGTGATGAAGAACGTTTCCGTTACCGTGAAATAATTTTATTTATAGCCAGGAAGAATGGAAAGACATTTGATGCAGCATTAATAATTATAATTCTTATGTTGACAGAGCCTAGTTATTCAGAATTTTATTCTATTTGTTTAGACCGTGATTTAGCAGGAGAAATAAAAAAAGCAATCAGGCAAATTCTTGATGTTAGTCCACTTGTAGGTAAATATTTTAAAATTCCAAAGACATTATCAGGTAGAACAGAATGTACATTGACAAAAAGCACGTTCCAACCGCGTACTGCGCAAGCAAATTCGAACAATTCAATTCGTAGTTCTGCATTTATTGCAGATGAATACGGCGCAATGAGAGATACGTCAAACGTAAATGCAATGAAATCAGGACAAAAGTCCGTTAAAAATCCTTTAATGTTTAAACTTACAACAGCATATGCTGAAGATAAAAGTCCAATGTTGGAAGAGTTAGACTACTTGCGAAAAATTTACGCAGGAACTGAAATAAATGATAGACTATTTGCATTAGTTTATTATGCTCCTGAAGAACATTTGTGGGATGACATAGGAATGTATATGGCAAACCCTTTACGTATCGAACGAAATTATGAAGAAATACGTGATGCTAGAAAGTCGGCACTTGCAAAACCTAGTGAACAAGAAGAATATCTGACAAAGTGTATGAATCATTTCGTCCCTTCATCATCAGGAGAAAGTTTTATATCTATTGACCAGGTACGTAAATGTAAAGTAGAAAATATCGAATGGCATGGACGTGACGTGTATCTTGGTTTAGATATGGCAAAGACAGATGATAACGTTTCAGTGTCCATGGTATCATATGATTTTGAAACTGAAACAATACTTGCTAAGTCATGGGCGTTTATTCCAACCGATAGGATCGCGGAGAAAAACAACATTGAGAGAACAGACTATAATCGGTTTATTCGGGAAGGGAATTGTTTTGATTGTGGAAATGATGTTATTAGTTATGCCTATGTCGAAAATTTTATTATGGAGATACAAGAAAAGTATGGAGTAAATGTAATTCAAGTAGGTTACGATTGGATGAATTGTTTGAGTACCGCAGGTAAGTTAGATGAAGAAGGCATGACAACGGTAGAGGTAAAACAACATTCAAAAATTCTTCATAGACCAACAAAATTATTACACGAATCTATCTTGCAAAAGAAATTTATGTATGAAAAAAATACATTGTACGAACAGAACTTTCAAAATGCAAAATGTACTTACGATACTAATCAAAATAGGTACTTGAATAAAAAGAAAAGTAGTGGTAAGATAGATATGATAGCAAGTACTGTGAACGCAATCTATTTATTACAACAAGAATTAGACGGTAATAATGGCGGTTTTTCACAGGTAATCTAGTCGGAAAGGATAATATATAATGGCATGGTATAACCGTAAAAAAAATATAGAAGAACGATCCGACTTAATCGCACCTGATAATTGCGGTGTGTTGCAATCATTAATCGGAACAGAAGTAATGACAAAACAAAAAGCACTTGATATTCCTGCGGTAAAATCTGCAATCAAATTTATATCAGAAACCGTTTCCATGATACCAATAAAACTTTATACTGAAGTTGATGGAGTAGTAACTGAAAAGACCGGAGATAATAGAGTAAGATTACTGAATGATGAAACAGGAGATACATTAGATGCGGTTCAATTTTGGAAAGCAATAATGGAAGATTACTTTCTCGGGAAAGGTGCTTTTGCGTATATAAAGAAAAAAGGTACAAAAGTCGAAGCATTATATTACGTGCAAGAAGAATATGTATCTGTATTAAAAAATGCTGATCCTATTTTTAAAGATTTTAAATACCAGGTAAACGGTAAGGAGTATCAGACATTTGACTTCTTAAAATTTCTACGCAATAGTAAAGATGGTGCAAGTGGTACAAGTATAATTACAGAATCAAATTTGATTTTATCGGTTGCTTACGAGTCATTAAAATTTGAAGAACAACTCGTTAAAAAAGGCGGTAATAAAAAAGGCTTCCTTCTTTCAAGTAAAAAACTTGTCCAGACAGTTATTGACGATTTGAAAAATGCTTTCAAGCAACTATACAGCAATAATACGGAAAACGTAGTTGTTTTAAACGATGGATTGACATTTCAAGAATCTTCCAATACTTCAGTAGAAATGCAGTTAAATGAAAATAAACAGACAAATGCAAAAGAAGTACTTGAGTTGTTTTCACTAACACTTGAATTCATGCAAGGTAAAGTTGATGAAAAGACCTATAATTCTACTTTCAAAGTCGCAATACTTCCAATTCTGCGTATGATTGAATGCGCCTTGAATAAAGATTTATTATTGGAAAGTGAGAAAAAAGGCGATGAGGTACTATTTTATTCATTTGATACAAGGGAAATCCTTAAAGGAGATATTAAAACAAGATATGAAGCCTATAAACTTGCAATAGAATCAGGACTTAAAAACATTGACGAAGTAAGATACATGGAAAACGATCCTGCGTTCGGTATTGATTGGATAAATATTGGTCTTGCATCTGTTCTATATGACACAAAAACAAAGAAAATATACACTCCTAACACCGGAACAGTAGATGATATGTCGGGTAAGGATATGACAGAAGAAGAAGATACACAAAAAGATGATATTGAAGATGCAAAAGAATCTACGGATGAAAATAATAATCTATAGGGGGTTATGTTATGGCAGTAATTCAAGTAGGTCAAGGAAGTGAATGCGAGCCACTTAGTTTTCAAGGTGGCTCAGGAGATACAATGCCTGATTATTTAAAACCAATAAATAGTGGATCGTCTTACTACAATGTAGATACGAAAGAAAGTTTTGTATGGCATATTAATGCGTGGAAACCACTATAGAAAGGCGGTAGTTGATGTTAAAACCAATAGAACTTGGGCAAGTAAGAACTATCGCACAGGAATGCGGAGTTAGTGAAGGTCAAAAAGAAAAAGTAGTCAAGAAACTTGAAAAACTTGACGAATGTATAATCACAAAAGAAAGTACAAACTTAAGTTCTGAAGTAGCAGTACATAACTTTACAGGCAAAACAATCGGAGTCGAGTGGACTTCACTAGAGGAAAAAGAAGAAATTCCTAAAAACTTGATGGCAAACAAAGTTCTTGATACAACACTTGTTTCAGATGTTGTGTTTTCTGTGATAGTGGAAGATGCAAAGCACACATTTGTTGCAACATTAGAAAAGAATAAGATATTCCAATATCATGTTTATTCTGACCACATCGAAGAAATTGTGTCAAATATGACACCTGATAAGTACGAAACTACTGAAAATCTTGAAGTAAAAAATGCGCAAGTAGAAATTATGACACCATTAACCAAAAACTTCTTTGATGCGTTCGATAAAAATGGTCGGTACTTATGCGAAGCAATGGAAGATTATATTCCACCTGAAACAATGGACTATGA